AGAAATCAATTGCTTTTTGTTGCTCACCCGTAAGTTTGCTTCCAGCTTTGATCTCGTCATAGTATTTAGACTTTTGCCCGTCTAGGTGGCTTTTAGCGCTGGCAACTTGCTCTTTAAGCGCTAATTTCTTTCTACGTATATCTCTATCGTCGTCTACATCTTCGTCGTAAGAGAACGTGTCTTCCATAAGGAAGTTAATTTCTTCGTTGTTTAAATGAGGTTTTGTTTGCTTGTAATACTCGTATAATAGATTTTGATCATCTAATTTTGAATAATCTTGGTTAAGCTTAACATAGTCACTTAAATCTCCACCAGTCTCCTCCATAAAGTCCATTAACTTTTGGATATTCTCTGGTAATGGTTTTCCAGTAGCCTCAGCTTCTGCTATAACTTCTTCAACCTCTTCAACTTCTTCTTCAGTAATTTCTTCTAATACTGGGGTTTCTTGTGTTTCAGTTTCCGGTTGTACCTCTTCTTGTTCTTGTGTGGGCTCGGCATCTTTAGACTCTGCAACCACTCCGCTGTCGTCAGCGTTATCTTCTTTAGTTTCATCTTGCTCTGGTTCTATTGGTTTGCTTAAATCTACTTTAATAACACTATCGTCTCCAGCAGATTCAAATTTACTTTCATCGACTTGTTCAGTCGTTTCTTGGGTAGTCTCTTCGACTACTTTTTCATTTTCTTCTTCCATAATATAATATAATAATAATTAATAATTCTAACTAGGGTCAAACGAACCTAAATCGAATCCTCCACCTAAGGTATCATTACCTGCGGACTCAAAGTTTTTAGGTGGTTTTCCACTATTTCTTTGCTCGATCATCTCGCTTTGTTGAGATGCTTGTATCTTTGTTCTTTCGTCTTTACGATCTTCTTTTTCTTTCTCTCCAACCTTTTTTCCCTCTACCTCCGCGCTTTTCAATTGCATGTTGTATTGGAACTCTAAGGCCATAAGTTCTTTTTTCATTTGAACTTCTTGCATCATTTTTTGAGAGTCAACCTGAGCTTGCATTTGCATCAATTCTGCTTTACCCGCGTTTAACGCTTGGTTTTTCTGAACGTCGGCTTGAGCTGCTACTTGCGCTGATTGTTGGTTTAACTGAGCTTGTTGCTGCATATTCTGTTGCTGTAACGCCTGGTCTCTTTCTAATTTTTTCTTTCTACGTATTTTGAGTAATTGATTAGCTAACTTAATGTTCTTTATCTCTCTAATATCAATAGCGTCAGCAAGTTCAATTATTTGCTGTTGTAAAGCCATTTGGACATTATTCTCTAACATCATTCTTTCCTCCTCATCTGGTTGTAGCTCTATGAATATACCAAAGTCATAAAGATGCAATTCCTTTAACTCTTCTAATACGGCCGCGTTGTGAACACCGATAGCTTGTATAAAAGCATCTTTAGTTGGTGAATACTCTATGATATCAGATATTCTAAGCGATAAACATTCTGCTATTTCAGCTGTTAAAAACAATCCAGACTGCAACACGTGTCTCGTGGCGGTGTTAGAGTTTGCAGCCGCTAATTTCTGAACACCTACTAAAGCGTTTTTATCTGGCATACTACCATCTCTAGCTTCATTAAGACCGGTTACATCTCTTATCATTTGTAAGTAATAATTATAATTACCTATAAGAGCTTGCATTTTATTACCACCAGATCCACTAGTTATTTCTTGGATAGGTACTTTGCCTGGATTCATATCACCCTCAGAAGTAAATGATCTACCAATAACACTACCTGTTTGGAAGAACATGTTTAAAGCTTCTTGTGGGTTGTAGTTGGTTCCATTACCTAGGTCAACCTCAGCTAAACCATCGGCATCTAAATAAACACCATCTGGAACCATACGAGACATCACTTGTTGTAATTTAAGATGTGTCAACTGAATCATATCAGCAAAACCTGTTATACGCTTTACTAACGAATCAATTTTTCCATTGTACATTCTAGGTGCTACAATAGAGTAGTTCATTTTTACTTTAGTAAAATCACTTTTTGGGCGCATCATGTTTTTAGCCATCTCCCATTTAAGTAATTTTTCCGTACCTAAAACCATAGCGCCGTCATATAAGCACTCTATAGATCTTAGCATTTTACCAAAACCACCTTCCATATCTTCTGGTGGATTAAACGAATCGTCTTTAGGTATAATCTTATCCCCACCAGTTGCTGTTTCTTTGGTTTTATAAACCTCATTCATATAAGTTTTATAATTAAAATATAAAACTTGAATAGTATTATTGTCTTCTTTATCCTCGCTATGTCTAGAGTTGTAGTTAGATCTGTTGTTAGGTTTATTTTTCATTATATCTTCAAGATCACTTTCAGATAAATGAGGAAATTGCTTTGCCAACTCGTTAACTGGAATAGTTTTTACTTCTCCAACATAATATATATCTTCAAAGTAAGGTGAGTCGGTATAAGAATACACTAGATTAGCGGGATCCACGTAGTTAACAACAGCACCTTCAGATGTATTGAAAGAAGTTTTGATAGCGCCAATACCTAAAACCGTTAAATCATAGTAAAATTGTTTTTTAATTAGCTCATACCTACTTCCCTCTAGCAACGTGTTTATCGCTTGTTCTTCCGCAATCTCGATAGATTGTTTATATGTTAGCTGCATATGAAGTTCTAGTTCCTCGCTGCTCTCTGGAAGCTCTTCTATTCCACTTTCTCTAACGTCTAACTGTAATTCTTGTTTAACAGCTGCATTAAAATCCTTAAGCCTCATGTCCTTCAATATAGCCTCCATGTACTTTGTTCTCTTAGCAACACCATGAGGATCTTGAGAATAAGCCTTTATATCATAGGTTCTTTCAGCAATTCCATTTACAACAATATCTACAAACTTAGAAATAATTGGAACTGGTTTCCAGTCTAAATTTAAATAGGACAAATCACCATTTATAGATAACTCATCCTTGTATTTTTGTATAGACTGCTCGCCTCTAGCGTACAATCTTAAATTATGAAAATCATTACTATTAGCTTTATACTTATTAGAACCTCTATCATTGTTGAACCACTCTTGCTCTATTGCCTTACCTACTTTCAAGCCATAGTCATAGCTTAGCTTTTCAGCATCACTAACTGTTTGACTCGGGAAATAACTTTTAATGCCAGACTCTGCCATATTTATTATTTGATTATTTGTGAATTGCTTCCAGTATTACTATACTTGGAAATGTTTATGTTTAGTGGTTGTTTTTCAACCTTAGCATTCGGCGCATATAAATGCCTGTTATTAGCCATAATAGCTAAACCAGAACTTATCGACGCATCATGCTTTGTTCTTTTGTTTATATCAAACTTCGCCCAATCATTTAGCAGTTCGTTGAAATACAAATCGCCAAATGTCCCATCTTGTTTCATTCCAACATGATCTTGTATATACATCTCGATTGCCGCGGCGTGTGCTTGTTTAATGTCTTCTGAGGAATTGGGTATTCCACCAACCTCTTTTTCTGCAACAGATAATTTGTTCCATATCTTATCAGGTCTATTCATACTAAACCCTCTATATCCTCTACGCCTCAGGTAATACAAGAGACGAGGTTTATTGTTCTCTGCGAGTATAGGCATCCCGTAAAATACTAAAGCCATTAGAACGTCCTCAAAGAACATCTCGGCTGTTGGTGGTCTTGACAAGTATTCTAAAAAGAAACTATTAGCTGGAGCATCTTCCATACTGAACCTAGTTAACCCGTGTAAAGCTCCTTTCGATCCAACTCCATCCACCGTACCTGATATGTCGTAACTATCACAACCAAAAGCACCCATATGTTCGTTACCAGGGTATTTAATACCGTTTTTAAGTACCACTCTGTTTTGTATTTGAGATGGTGGTACCCAACTTACTTTAAACCTACCCTTTGGATCTGGATAGAATATTACTTGTGAATCTTTGATTCCATTCACCCATTGAAAATTACCCGTTGTGATTCCTAGGGTTCTAGACATCTCTTCGTTATAATCTATCTGTTCGTATAATTTAACTAAGTTAAATATACTTCCTTTCGTTTCATCTCTAAATGCATGCTCTGTAGTTCTTGGAAACTGACGGTAAAATTCGTTTAAAGCGTCTTGATCATCTTTTAAACCATCAACTTCGTTTTGCCAGTTATCTATTACACCTACATCTATTAATTCACCGTCTGGTGTAAGTCTGTCGATATCAGGAGTAGTAAAGACTGGAATTCCATACTCGTCAATAAATCCTTCGTAGTTCCATTCCATTGGGATAAACAAAGAGTATAAGCCAGACTTTGTCTGACCGTTTCTATTTCTTCTCGTGACATCTGAGGCATTGTATAGTTTTTTAAAATTCTCTCCACCTTTATCTAAAGCATTTGAAGTACTACCCATCATACATTTACCAATAATTCTACTACCTAATCGTAAACATGTTTTTGTAACCCTCCAGTTATTTAAAATATTATCAGGTCTCTCCCATTTACCAGATTCATCATGAACTAACAAAGCTAGTTTCTCACCGTCATAACTATTGTCTCCAGTGTTTTTCCAGTCAATCGTCGTATCCAAACCCTCAATGTCCTCCATACCATCTGTGGCTGACATCTTTTTCCTTGTAAACTTACTAGCAGGCACTCTATAAGCAAGTTCAGATTTAGGACGATCCATACCATCTTGGATGGGTTTAAAAAAGAAAGGATAATTAATTGATATAGGAACCACTTTGTCCGTAAACATCTTCTTCGCATCTGATCCAGTTTTAGATAATATACCAAATCTACTATCACTTGCAAGAGTGGCTAAATTAACTGTTTCTGCCGATGACATGAAAGAAAATCCAGAACGTCTATTTTTAAGGTAGCACATTCCGTAACATCTTTTGTCTGCCTTGCAAGCTTCCCAGAATATATAGAACAATCTGTTTGCCTCTCTAAAATCTGGAGCACCTACGTCAATCTTACTCCATTGCAAGTACATGTATTGCGTACCTGTTATCCAGGTTGGTTTACCATTATTTGTGAACCAGAATCCCTCCTCCCTTCTTGTGAACTCCTCATCTATATAATCGTACCATTTTTCTTTACTGCTTTCCGGATAGTTTCTCCAATCGAATATATTTTTAATTCTTTGCAACTCCTTGGGATACTCGAATTTCACCCATTTGTTCTTCGGATCTTTGTATATTTCTTTAGGAGCTTTTGGTAGCGCAATAACTAGCCCTTGTATTTCTATTATCTCACCTATTTGTCCGTTGTGAGATAACACTATAATATCGTGTTCTTTATCGTAACCGTACTTCCACTTCTTCCCCTTGTTCATTCTAGAGATAGTGGTTTTTTTTATCGGCTCAACTGTTTTAACTAAGTTTTGCTCGTACATTTAATTTAATTTAATTTACTGATACTTTGCGCTTTGATCCACTACAATTACACCAAAATTTACGAACACAGAGGTATTATTTGCCCCAACAAGTGCTTCTGCATATAAATCCGTTTTTTCTTCAAAACTTAATGGAATTGCATATGTCTTATTAAACTCAGAGGTACCCGTGGA